TCTGAAACCCCTCGGAATCCACTTCAAGAGTTGCTCCGTTGTCAAAATAAACAATCCCCTGAGCAACCGATATTTCATTTGTATCACCATTACATAAAAGACTGCATTTGCAGCCGTCAAGCATAACCCCCGATGCCGCAACCGCTTCCGTCAGCAAATTCAAATCCGATGTACTGTAACTATCCTTTGCAGGAAAGGGAGCAACACCGGCTCCCACAAGCCTACGGGTTATATTGTTTATATCATCTGTGCCATAGGTAACACTATCTACAAAACTGTATTTCATTGCCATTTTTATTCCTCCAAACTGTTTAATACCGGCATTATACCGGATTTGTTTACATCAAAATAAATATTCACAGACTTGACACGTTTTTTCACTGTTTTTTTGAACGAACCGAATTCAGGCTGAACACGAACAATATCACCAAGCTTGTAATCCTTCCCGTATTCAACATTTTTAACTTCCATTGCTGAATTCTCCTTTGATGTCAAATCCGCAACTTCTGCAACAGCTTCTTCCTCTGTTTTGCTTCCTCTCAACAGAGCTTCCCATTTCTTTGCTCCTGTTTCGGTTGAATTATCAATATATACCCAACCGGTTGAAGGTTTTGCCGCCATTGTTTTCCATTTTCCGTCCTCGGTGTCACAATACAAATATTCACCATTTTTGCATGTCAAATCAAATTTCTCATAACCACCATCAGAAGCAGTGACGATTTTGTAAAACCGAAAATAATTTACACTCTTATTATTAGAAAGAGATGGGTTATTTTTATTTGCATTCCATTCGCCCATATCCTCAAATTTTCTTTCGTACCACCCTGCTCCTGAAACCATATCTTGTTTTTCAACAGTGTAGGTTATGTCATAAGCGGTTCTATTGGACAAAGAGAACAAAACCGTCTTTTCCTCGCCTTCAAAAACACGAAAAACAAATTGTTTAGCAGATATATCAGGAAGCACCTCAAACCCTAAATTTTTCGCATTCAGCACCTCGCTAACCACATCATGCAAAAGCCGCACCTTGCTCGTAGAATATTCTTCTTTCTCTCCGATACCCAAAAGCTTACCAAGTGCAAGAAAATCGCCTGCCGCAGAGCTTACCGCATTTCTAGCCGTAACCTCCGGCGTTGCACTTTCCTTTTCAAGAGGTTCAAGCACACGTTTTGTCAAAAGCCATTCAGGGGTTCTGCCAAATATAGCAATATCGTCCCCTATCTGCCACCCCGTAACGATTGCTGAAAACTCTTCGAAAATAAAGAAAACATACGGATTTTCTTCAAGTAACTCAATAATCTCACTCATCGCAAGTGAAAAGTGAACCTCTGCAGTTCCGTAACCGCAATAATTCTTCGTAAAATTCACTGACGTATAACGGCGAAAATCTCCTATTCGGTTAAAGTCAAAATCATAAAAAACAACATCCTTCACACTATCACCGCCTCGCAGTAAAGATTATTATACCGACATTCAATGGTAAAGCCCGAAGAAACGTCCCCCATATCCACCGACAAAGTATTGTTTCCTCGTTTCAAAACAAAATCTCCGAGAAAGGTATCATCCGACAGATTGCTTATGATATTACCATTGACCGAGCTTGTGATTTTTCGGTTTTTTACATCAATAATGACAATGTCGTTATCGGCAGGAGCATACAAGAGCTGAATTTTCGCCCCGGTGTTTTCATTTTTGATTGTAATACCTTCAGCTTCATCAACAGCAGAGGGATAATACAGAGAAATAATCGGTTCTATGGACAAAATACCCTTGTTCTGCAACACCCCACCCAAAACAATATTCCCGAACGCCGTCGGCAGTGAAAAGGGAGTAGTCAGGAGCTTTGTTCTCTGATAAAGAGGAACAATCGTGTCCTCACCATCCTCAAAATAAGGATTGTCGCAGACAAACTGAACAACAAGGGTCGCAATCTGCCCTTTCAGAACCCTAACCATATCAGGACATTGTACCTGATCGCATTTTATACGTCGGTTTAGATTTTCGCTTTCGATATACAACATACCGGGCAAAGTGAATACCTCCAGCATATGATGCGCCTCTTCAAAAACATTCTGGGTGCAAATCTCCATCGCAATGGTAATACTTCTTGCAAGAGCTCTTGAACTTATGGTCTCCTGACCGTCATAACCGGCATAAGTCGCAGTAACATATTCTTTTGTTACAAGACCCAGCCCTTCAATTGCAGTTATACGCAAGGGGGAGCTTCTGCCCCCGCCCTGCATTTCAACCGCACCCCGTTCATTCTTATACGTAACCGTCAAATTCATTTTATGCCCCTCATCCTCTCCATAATTTCAAAATTAGCCAAACTCGAAAGCTGTTCCGTAATCGTTTGCTTGCTTGACCCTACATTATAGGAATTCTGATAGTTGTTTACTACCGAAGAAATATCACCGCCGGCAGAAGCAAACCCAACCGCCACAGGCATAAGCGTACTCATTTCAGCTGTTATTTGCTCTCTTATAATCTGCATCATAACTCCCAATCCTTCAAGAAAGCCCTGTCCAAATTGCTCTATGCTGTCTTCACCGATTTGGAAAAAGTCTTCGGGGAGCTGTCCAAACTTGTCCTCCAAAATCTTCTTCGTTTCTTCAACTTCATCTTCCGTTAACCTTGAACTGATAAGAGAAGATTTTTCCGCTTCAAGATTTCTGCCCTTCACGAAGGATGCATACTGTGAATCGCTGGCACGCATCAGAGCTTCAACATACTTCATTCCACGGTCAATATCCATACCCTGAAGTTCTTCCAGAACCGACCTCGGAAGGTCAGGTCTCTTTTCAAAAAGCTCATTCAGCATTTTGTTGTATTTCTCCAGCTTGTAATTTTCGACATCATAATTCGCCAGATTAACAAATGCCTGACCGTCAATAGTGCCATACTCAACAGGAGACTTGTCGGACATTAGATTATCCGAAATCCGTTTCTGCTTGTCCCGAAGCTCCTCCATAGTCTTTTCTGCTTCGGACTGAGCATCCTCCAGCTTGTCAACAAAGTCTTCGACTGTCTTTTTGCTGTAACCATAAATCTCCTCCGTATATTGCTGCCAATCATCCGAACCTTCTTCAAAGTATTTGTCACGAAGCTCTTCAAGCTTGCTGTAATATTCCGCTTCGGTTATCTCCTCCATGGCGAGAGAGTGCTTCAGGTCACGGAATTCCTTGTCACGTGCCGCCTCGGCTTGTTTTTTCTTAAAGGCATAAATATCTTCTGTGTATTGCTGCCATTCTTCGGTGCCTTCTTTTAAATATGTATCTCGGAGTTTTTCAAGGTCATTGTAATACTCTTCTTCTGTTATTTCCGCCATAGCGAGGGAATGCTTTAATTTTCGCAATTCTTCATCTAGTGTTCCCCCTTGCTTTTTTGTACCCGAAGAAGTTCCGCTACTTCCGCCAGTTAACCCTCCGCCACTATCCAATTTATCTCTTTTATCATCACTTGAAATATCTTGAATCTTAATAAGTTCACTAGCTTGTTTTTTTTGCCATTTGCTTATTTCATTGTCAAACTTTTCTTGTTCATCAAGTAGAGCTTGGTATTTTGGTGTATTAACTATCTCTATTTTTCTTTTTTTAGGAGCATATACGTCATTTTTGTCCCACTTTATTGTTTCTTGAGTAATATATTTATCGCTATAATCTAACGCATCTATTTCATCCTGTATATCAACTTTAGCTTTTACAGCGGCATCAATTTTCCCTTGATAAGCATTTGCCAAAGCCTTCGCCGTCACCAAATCATAATAAGCCTGTGTAAGCTGTTCAACTTTTGTAACCTGTATATCTATTGCACCATTTTCATCATATATCGCATTTGTTATCTCAGGAATAAATTCTGCAAGTTGTTCCGCAACAGCACTAAACTCCTTCTTTAATTTTGTTGCCTGTTCATCCGAATGCGTACCGTTTTTTGTCTGTTTCTCAAGTTCTAAAAGTCTGTTTTTTAATATAATTGCTTGTTCTGCCTGCGCCTTTTCTGTCACAATAGCTTTTTCTTCCGCTTCTACTGCATCCTCGTAAGATTTTCTTATATCCGAAAGAGCTGACTTATGCGTTGCAGCATATGTAACAATTCCCGCAGTTAATGCGACGACCGCTGTAAGAGCAAGGGTATAAGGATTTTTCAACAGTTCCGCATTCATCAATTTTTGTGCTGCAGTACCTGCTTTTGTTGCAGCGGTAAACCCCTCTACCCCCTTTTTAATTTGTATTAAATCATTTATAAAAAGAGCGGCATTCAAGCCAACAATTGCCGTTCCAAACGCCGCCAATGCTGCCGTTGCTGTTCCTATATAATCCTGAAGCCGACCATCTTCCCACATTTGATTTAACAATTCTACTTTGTCTATAAGGTCAGGAAGAACAGTAGTTGTAAGCTTTTTGGAAATATCCTCTGACATTTCACCTGTTAAAGCTGTTATATTATCCTTTAAGGTCGACCATTGCCCCGAAAGTGTCTTTGCCTGCGTTTGCATCGCATTATAAAACTGACCGCCCTCACTTGTTGCAGTTTTCATTGCATCAGCAACCATTTCAAAAGTAATTTGACCTTTTGACATTTCATCTTTGAGTGTTGCAACGCTTTTTCCTGTTTTTTCAGAAATAATCTGTAATGGATTAAATCCCTGATTTATCATCTGCAAAAGGTCTTGACCCATTAGCCTTCCCTGAGATTGCACCTGACCGAAAACAAGAGCCAAACCCTTAAATTTTTCAGAATTACCGAGAGAAATATCTCCAAGCATTTTTAAGTCAGGCATAAGTTGATTAACGTCTTCGCCAAACGCCAAGAGCGTTGTACTCGCATTTGCAAGGTCAGTAAGTTCAAACGGAGTTTCTGCAGCGAAGCCTTTTAAATCACTCATAAGCTTTTGTGCTTTTTCAGCATTACCTAGCATTGTAGTGAACCCAGCATTATATTGTTCCATTTGAGCATTATAGCGTATGCCTAAAGAAAGAACACCCGCTCCAATAGCAGCCGTTCCTAAAACTAATTTTTTAGCCGTCTTATTAAAGCTTTCAAGAGTATCCCGAGTATCTTCCAAAGATTTTTTTATCTCAACACTTGACACCTTTGCTTTATTTTTCATTTGTCCAAAACCGCGCTCAAAACCATCCGTATTAATTTTTGTATCGTATACAAGACTTCCATCATATTTTCCCGACATAATACCTCTCCTTTCTAAAAATGGGCAAAGAAAAAGCACTACACCGATGTGTAATGCTTAATAGAAATATTAATTTTTTCAAACATCTACTCTTCCGTTTTGAGTAATGCAAATTCTTTTTCTTTTATTGTTAAAATTCTATGTACCATTTCAATCAAAGCAATTTGACCATATAAAGCCAAAGCTAAAATAGTGCTGCAAAGCCATACAACAACAGTCGCTATTGTACTCGCAAGTGTCCACCCTACTTCTCCGTTATACAATGAAGGATATTTCATAGCATCTGCACTTGGTCCCATAAAAGCAATTCCACAAAGAATACCGCCTATACCTCCTACTACTAAAATCACTTTTATAACTATTCGAAACAATGTTCTTATTTTGTTTATCGTCATAATCATTCTCCTTTCAGCATAATATTCAAAAGCCTATAACTAATTAAAAAACTCTATCATTTTGGTAAGAGCCACAATTCCCATAATTAGGGAAACAAGATTACTTGCTACAAAAACTAATGCACAATACTTTATAATTTTCAGGTGCTTTTCTGTAGCATCAAGTTTATCTTCGATTTCTGCTTTTAGCAAAAAATCAATTTCAGGTGAAGTGTATTCAGGATTTCCTTCTCTAAAATAATGTCCGTTTTTATGAAGAAAGTGTTTATTTATTTCATCAATGTATTTCATACTTTTTCCTCTTTTCTATGTAATTTTATAACACCGAAACAATTGAAATTACCGAATATAATCCTGCGATAAGTCCTAACACAAGTGAAACAACCATTATTCCGCAGATTATTTTTGCATATCTTTTTATATCTGATATATCCTCTGCCATTCGAATTTGCACTATCTCGCTGACTTCTTCAGATGAAACTTTTTGGGGGATTTCCACAATATACTGTCCGTTTAGGTATTCCTTAGCATACTTTTTTTCTTCTGGTGTAAGTTCTTCGTATGCATCCTTACCTACTATGTATCGTTCTTCTAAAACACCATTTTTTATCAAGTAATCACTTTTCAATTTTGACAACATCAATTCCGCCTCATTTTCTGTAATATTTTTCCATTATTCACCTTAGCAGAATCATTGTAACACTAAATACATTTTTTTGCAACAACTTTTTTTTCATCAAAAAACGCTATGTTTCCGCATAGCGTTTTAATCCTTAATCCATTTTTTTCAAGCCCTTACGTATAAGTCTTTTTATTTCAGTTTGTTTTGCTTTTCCTTCAAGTGCTTTTAGTATATCTTCATCTGTCTTCAGGTTTAGCTTTAAGCCAATGAAAATAGTGTGGTCTTTATCGTATTTTTTTTGAGGTAAGTACTTTTCTTTTTCGGACACTTGACTTTTCCCTTTCTGTGTGATATTATAATATCAGTCAGGGTGATTTACTTTGGACGGTCGGTCATCCCTCGATTAACTAGTATGTGAAGGAATGCCGTACCGCTAAGGTGCGGTTATTTCTTTTTAAGAACGATTACGGTGAGCAATATTATGTAAAACATAAGTATTAACTGTTCCATAACTCCCCCTTTCTGAGGGAATAACCTAATCACCCTTAACTGATATATTTATTATATCATAGGTTTAACCTAAAGTCAAGAGGTTTTTGAAAAATAATTTAAAACTTTTTATCAAAAAACGCTCGCCAATCCTTCAGTAAAATCCCGTTCTTTTTCCTCTTCCGAACGATTATCGGGAATGGCATAAACTCTTTTCATTCGTTCGTAATGCCTCCTCATTTCCTTGTTTTTGACATCAGAAAGATTCATACCACGATATTGCAGAATTTTCCCAAAATGAGTTTCTTCCGAAATACCATCAAATAGAGTTTTAAACAGCCACCAATGCATATCGGTTCGGGTCAGGTCAATATTGTACTGCTGCATAAACGCAGCATATATACGTCCTGCATCAAAATCATAATCAAACTGTCGCTTTCCTGATGAATGTCCCTCAGAGCTGTTGCTTCCCTTGTCATTTGAATAAAAATTCATCAACGCCCACAAGGTTTCATTGTTAAGTGGGGGACAATCCTCACCATCATACATCACCATAGACAGCATTTTTGCGAAAGAAACCGTATCCTGCTGTTTTGCAAAGGCAATCTGTGAAAACCTTATCCACACACGAAAATCCGTATATATTTTGTATTCCCTGCCGCCAATAAACACTGTTTCAGGCAGCTTTTCCGTCAGTATGCTCATTCACTCAGCCCCAGAAAGTCCATTTCGTGCCTAAAATCCGCTGTAAGCTTTCTTATGATGAAGTTGAAAAGATGCGCCGCATCAAGCATATTCTTTTGCCTTCCCATAAAGATAACTGTCGAACTACCCTTTCCCAAAATCTTATCAATACTATCAAGGAAGAATTTACACGCTTTTTCATCCGATACAGCATTATTATCTTCAAAGACCTGCTTTGCCATTTCGCCCGCCTTTTTCTGTATATCTCTACATAATTTCAATGTGTTATTGTCCATAGTTACGTCATATTTTTTTCCGCAGATTTCGAGTTCAACGGTTATCGAAGTAAATTCAAACTTATCCGTCATATTTGCCATTATATATCCTCCTTAAAAATATGCAGAGGCGGAAAAACCGCCCCTGATTGTTATTCAACGGTTTCGTCCGTTGTTTCTTCTGTTTCTGCCTCCTCATCCGGTAGAGATTCCATAGGTTCATCAGGGTAAGGATTTGGTAAACCTCCACCCGCAGGAGGCGTCATTACTCCCCCGTTGGAGCCTCCGCAAAGTTAATTGTCTGCCAGTCATCATCCGAGCTTGCAATACCCACAACCTTGTCACCCTTGACACGGAATGTGCCGCTGTACTTGTATGCCTCAGTTCCGCTTCCTTCGTTTTCCGCAATAACCGCAAATTCACGCTTGATTGCAGACTTGTCAGACATATCAACAATAACAATGGGGCGAACCGCATCAGCACCTACTTTTTCACCATCATAAATGCTGATAATATCATTGTGAACCGCATTTTCCTTTATGCGGTCGAAGTTGAAAGCAATTGAAGGATTATATCCCACAACGTCAGTCTGTTCAAAATCCTCGTCCACATACTGTCTCGAATACTCCTTTGGATTCTTTGATGTTGAAATATCATCAAAACCCTTCATTCTATGAAAGGTATATGTACCATCCTCCGAAGGCACTCCAAAAAACGCTACCTTGTCACTTCTTTTAAATACTGCCAATGTTTCATTCATTTTCTTTTCTCCCTTCTCATTTTAAAAATCTTTGTAATAAACCAGACGGCACTGTATCTGATACCGTGCGTCCGAATTTCCAACATCATACACATATTGCTCCGTAAGGACCTCTATGCTTTGTGCTGTACATTTGCCTTCCAATACCGGAAAATTCCGCTTTTTGTCCTGCTCCTGAATCCAATCCGAAAAAGCTTCATAAAACCTTGTTACCTTTGCATTTTCCTCCGGAGCATCACAATAAAGCTCACGGGATGCGAAAACAAAAAGCTGTTGACAAAGCTTTCCACCGTCAGCATATTCCTTTATGACAGGATTTGCAGGCGTGTTCTCAATGGAATATGTCTTTTTTTCGTCACCTAAATAGTTGACATTTATGGAATTCCCCGAAAGCAGAGGGCAAGCCTTTATGAAATCTCTTATTTCATCAATCACTTTTCCGCCACACCTCCTGAAATTATTGCAGCTCCACGAAGAATATCATCTGCACAATCAGCTTTCATCCGTCCAAAGAACCGAGCACCTCTCAACCCGTTGCTTCTCGCCTTCTTGCTTACACGTCTTGCATAAGGTGTATTGACCTCGACTTCACCGCTGCCGACCCTTGTCGCAAGAATCATACTGTTTATCATCGTGCCTGTCAGCTTTGGCATATATTTTTCCATATGCCGCATTACTTCGCTGTCAACAAACTTCTGTACTCTTCCGTTTGGTTCCAAGCCTCTTTTACTTATGAGCTTATCTACGCTGTCAGTTTCAAACCGGAAGCTTACACCTCCGCCCAATGCCATAGGCTACACCCCCACTTCAATGTGCCAGTGAGGAACTGTTCCAAATTTGTTATTTGAAACCCTTGTGACCTTTTGACAATCTGCAATATCAGGCATCTTTCCTTCCGTCTCACCAACAAAAACATAGTCACCCTTCTTTATGGACGCAATATTCTCTTTTCGTATGCGGATATGTACAACATCTGCATTTTCAACGCCTTTTACACTGTCGGAAATGGCATTTTTATGAAATACCCACGCATCACAAGCCCCTATAGGCTCATATTTTTCCGTTTCTCCGCTGTACCTGAGGAAAAATACCTTGTCATTTGTCAGCATCTTTCCACCCCCATATACAAAAGTCCCGTCTTGTGCAGACGTTTTACGGCAATTTCAATAATTTTACGCTTTAAGGAAGTCTCGTCCGCATAAGTCACCGAATATCCGTCAATGTTCTCACTTTTTATGCCCTGTCTGCCTTCGCCCTTGTAAATCTCTTCAGCAATTTCACATACAGCACACGTAACTGAATCAAAATGCTGTTCTTCAGGCTTTGATGCAAGCAAGGATTCAAGCTCACGCCAAGCCTTTGCCACATACATCGGAAAACTTTCCTTATGCAAAACTCCTTTGCAGCCATTGTTGAAGGTATTGAAATAAAATGCATAGCTTATTTTACTTAGCATCCTTCTCACCCTTTTCAGGCTTCTTTGTATCATTCTTTGCAGGTGCCTTTTCAGGTTTCTTTGTGACCTTAAGACCAACAGTTCTCATATTCTCGCCTCCTTGTGATAAAAGGGCGGATAATCCGCCCTTTACTTATGCTGTTGCGTGATGCAGATAGATGCCGTTTACCTTGTTTTCATAAACATCGGTAATGCCATAAGAACGGTAGAAGAATTTCCAACCATCAGAGGTCTGGTTTGCTTCGGGCGTTACTACCTTGTTCACAACGTGCTTCTGGTACTGAATGGCAGCTGACTTTTCAATTGCCATAAAGTTGATGTTTACGCCATCAGCACTCTTTGCAAAATGTCCGGCAGTCTCACCGTCACCCTTGCCGTCAAAAAGGTCAACCGCAGTATAGAATCTGCTCTGAGGTACCTTTTTGATTGAGCTGAATGAATTGAGTACCGCCTTTGATTTTGTGGTGTCAACATTTGCCACCAGATTATAGAGCGTGGGTGTAATAAAGAGAAGTCTTGATTCCATAGGAACTTCTGCTTCATCCATAGCATTCTGAGCAGCAATAAGAGCCTCCAGAACCGCAGGACCATCCGCGAGAGCTGCCGACTTCTTTGTTATACCTTCTGTACCTGCATACTGAGCAAAGCGGAAAGCATCAATTTCAGGTGCAACCTTTGTTCTGATAAACTCAGACGAGAGCTGACCGAAAGCAATACCTGCCGTTTCCTCGTTGTCCATTGCATCAACTGTGAAAGCACGTCCTCTGTCGTAGTTAAAGGTAACTGTCTCGTTGGTGAGAGTTACATCGCCATTCACGTAACCATTTGCACGATCATAATCCGCAAGACCGTCCATTGTCATCTTTGGAATAATGATTTCGTTTGCATTTGCGCCCATTCTCACCAGCTTGTTGTTGCCGTCAAGAACAGACGAAACGGATGCATACTGATACACCTGGTCGAGCATATCAATATACTTTTTGAATTTTTCAATTGCATTTGCCATAGTTTAAATCATCCTTTCATTTTGTTATTTGGTTTCAAGGGGCGGCAAGCCCATAATTTCACGGACGTCAGCATCTGTCGCAGCTGAACCGCTTCCTGTTGTGCTTGATACAACACCGGGAATACCGTCCTCAGGCATAAACAGATTATCTTTTCCCTCCGTGATTGCCTTGTAAATTTCCGCATCAGATTTTGATGCATTCTTTTCATCGGATAAAGCGGTTTTGAACTCATTGAACAGTCCTTCACGGGTAAAGTCATTCAGGAACTTTGCCTCACCGCACGCAGCATCAAATCTGCCTTTGATTGCCTTCTCAGCAGCAACAGCCTCATCCTCTGCCTTGCGGTCGTCAATAGTCTTCTGCAAAAAATCAATCTTCTGCTGCATTTTTTCCGTATCACCAAGGCTTTCCTTTAGAGTGCTGATTTCACCCTCATATTCCGATACCTTGTTCTGTGCAGCTTCAAGATTCTTTTTCAAGTCGTCAACCTCGCTCTTTGCCTTTCCGATGTCCGAGGAATTAATATCCAGAATACGTTTCAGCTGTTCATCCGTAATTCCCTCAACAATACCTCTCAAATCCTCTCTTGTCATAAAAAATCTCCTTTCAGTTTGTTTTCGCAGTCTCTTTCTGCTTCGGATTGTTAGTTTATCGTCATTCCGGACAATTTTGGGTATAAAAAAAGCACCTACACCGTAATGTAAATGCTTGATTTATTGAATTTGGGTATAAAAACACCACCTTTCCGCTTGGGTTAGGTGGTATTAGTTTGCATCATACAGCTCATCGTAAACTAACTGTGCTTCAGCGCCAAAATCATTTAAATATTCCTGATTCACCATTCCTTTTAAAACAATAAGATTGTTTACTTCATAAAGCAAATCACCAATATTATCCATTTTTTCATATTCGGGTAAATACTTTTCCAAAAATATTTTTGCTCTTTCTGGAATAATCATTTTTTCACCTTCCCCTTATATCTGTTAGTTTGAACCAAGCTCTTTTTATCAGGGTTAATAGTAACAAGACACTTCTCTCCCTGCAAAACCACACTTAAGTCACCATTGGGGTCATATTGTTTTTTTCCAACATTCCCATATTTAAGTGCATCTATGATATCGTCTATCTGGACACCCGACCGATTTGTTTTGTTTGTTATGCCGCTTCTTCCAATAACCCTACTTACAAAGTGTGCTGAATAATCTTCAATAACAACATCATTAACCGTTCGTATCCCTATAAGCCTTTCTTCCACTTGCTTTGCCACTTTGCTATATTCAGCATAGCCCAAAAGTGGACTCGACTCACCTTTTCTTACCGTCAAAGTATATTTTTGCAAACGCTTATACTCTTCAGGATTATTATACTTCATTTCGTAATATTTTGCAAGTGTTTTTGGCGTATTTTCTGCGCCAATACTCTTGCGCCATATATCATAATGTTTTTGAGCAGCACCAACTGCCTTACTTGTAACCGACTTGCCCCAATTCTTAATACCATTCTCCGTCTCTTGCGTGAACACCTGAACACGACCGCTATCGTAATAAAGTCCTGTCTGCTTGCAAAGGTCCTTTAATTTCGCTTCTTGCTGTTTCAACCGAACAGAACGCTCCGAAAAAGACATTTTCAGCTCGTTTTTCAGTTCTTCTGTGTTTGCATTCTTTATTGCTTCATCAAGGACAACAAGCTCACGTTTTGAAGCCTTCACAGCCCGTTCAAGTCGTCTTTGCGTTTCTGTTGCCTGCCACTTTGGAAGGCTCTCACCGTTATAAGTTACCGTCTCATTCTTTAACTCTTCAAGCTCCTCGTCCGTGTACTTTCTTTTGGAAATACCTTCAAAGAACAAAAACCAAGTATGCGTACAATTTGCACCCTGAAAACCTCGCACATCACCATATCCAATATCATCAAGGGACAAATATCCCTTTCTTCCGCTTCTGCTCACAAGCTTGCCTTGCCATAGCGCATGTTCAGGTCTTGCCCCCGAATGTGCGGAAAGCTCCATAAGGTCAATATTCATTTCATCGGCACGCATATCCTGAAGCTTGCCGGCTGTTTGGTTTACGCCCGTGAGGGTACTGCGCCTGACCGCCACATCAAGTTTGTCCACCCAGCCCGAAGGATAAACCACATTAACCCCTTTTGTTCCCGCCATAAGACAGGCATTTTTTATTGCTGTGTTATAATCAAAAGCACCGCTTTGAACTTGCATAAGAGCAAGGTCGCAAGCCTCAATATATGCAGACTGTGATGTTAACGCCGTTGTTTTTGTAAGGTTTATCGCCTCTGTTGAAGTCTTCGCAAGAGTTGCCTCCCATGTCTGTTGCATTGCCGGAGAAAGCTTTTTAAATTCAACTGGGTCATACCCTGCCTCTGTAAGTGTCTTGTCGTCATAGTCAAATATCTTAGTTTCAGCATTCTCAAAAGCCTTTTTTATTTCCTCCTGCTGGCGTTTGGTAATATTACTGAGTTCTTTTGTTATATCCTCAAACAAAAGTCCTGCCTGCTGTAATTTCTCAACCTGCCAGGCAGCTGTATCCGTCACACATGAAGGATTTTTCACAAGCCGCCTTGCAATATCTCTCAGAATTGATTCCTGAAGCTGATAATGCACTTGAAGCTCATTCAGTATGTATTCAGTTGTTCCCGGAAACATCATACCTCAGGAACTCCTTCAAACTCATTTGAAATATTCTTCTTTGCTGTCTCCTCATCCTCGCCGAAATACCACATGCGAAATTCCCATTTTGTCATAATGCCGGCAGACACAAGTGCCTGTTTTTCAACAAATTCCGCCTTTCTGTCAGCAACAATGCTATCGTCAAACTCAAATGAAACCTCATACTTACCCATAGGTGTAAGGTTATAAAGCGTGCACCACACATCCATTGCGTATACAAGGTCTTCAAGAGCCGTTTTCAAAGCCTTCTGATTGTCGCATATCGTAGCGTAACTCCTTTGCTTTGATGCCTTAATTTCCTCTGCTGTCTTGTCAGAGCTTTGAACATCCGAAAGAGTACCATATGCAAGTCCGCAATTAAACTCAATCTGCCTGAATATCCTACTCAATCCATCAGCCAGTTCCTGACCCCTCAAAGTCGGTGTCCATTCCTTGAAGAAATCAACATCATCAACATCCAGTGTCCGATAAAGTCTCTTATTAGGCAGAGCAGGACGTCCATCCTTGTCCCGTTTGAAAGCCATTGAATTGGCAATCATAGCCCTTTCACCGCTTTCAAATTCCCACAAATAACGTTCAAACTGCTTGTTTGCTTCTTCAATCAATCCCACTGCATTAGAGTATACCGATACTCCCAGCGGAGACCTTTCATCGACCGTATTTGCAAAAGATGGTTTGAAATAACCAAAAAGCGGTTGTGTTACGTTTGCAACCGTCATTTTTTCTGCAAGATTTTCCCATTTTTCAACCGAAGAAAGTGATGTCTCATTCCCTATCGTTCCTTCATTCTGACTTTGGTAGGCTTTGTTCGAAATAGTGTACTGTTTTTCTTTTAGTTCGTGGCGTTCAAGGCGTGTATAGTATGTTGTACCCCTGACAATCCTCTCAACAAACACAGCTGCCGTTATCCGTCCCGAATTATCAAACTGGAGAGGAAAAAACGCATCCGCATGAATAAAATCTACCTCCAGCTTTCCGCCACTTACATAAGGTTTAAAAATAAGTCCTCCCTTTGCGCAACCATATTCAAGAGGTTTTCTTATATGCTCCACAACCTCTGTATATTTTGCATTCAAAAAATCCGCTCTCTTACTGCCGCTTATCTCCGAGTTCATTTCAATCGAAACAAGCCGAGCCATTTCGCCTGAAATCGCAGCAGGAAGTCCCAGTTTTTCATCGCTGACGTACATATCCGACCAGAGCTGTATTGCACTGCTCATTTTATCCGATATTGCAATTTCTTCGCGAATAACATTTTTCACCGTTCCCTTATCAAACACTACGCTTCTCACTCTCCTTAAAAAATTCTTTAGTCCATCAAACAAACTACATCAACCTCTTCCTGAATATCGTGTTACACGCATACCGAATATCGTCCATTGCGTGATCAAACTCTTTTATAACACTGTCAACAACTGCCTTTTCATCCCACCGATAAACACCGAACTCACGAATACTGTCCTCACAGCATTCATTGAAAAAAAGCTTTCCGTTTTGAAGCAAAGCCCCTGTCACTCTGATACCGTCTATAACATCATTATTGGCTTTCTTCACATTGAAACGTCCGTGCCTGCGAATTGTTTCAATAAAGCTTGCCGCTGACGGGTCGACCACAACCGCTGTTATGTTTTCATCTCCTGCCAGCTCTTCAAGCAGGGAATAATACTCCTCATCCGTAAGCTGTTTCTTTTTCTTTTTACTGTCAAAATACATCTCTCTGATTCTAACCGCTCTTTCATCACCTTCCAATCTCCAAAGACCCATACTGCACGGATTTATTGTGCCATAGTCTATGGAAATGTAGTATTCAAAGAAAGTATCTGTCGGAGCTTCGCTTTTAGTCAGAACGTGCCTTTTTTTATCAAACATAGGATATACAAGTCCTTCTGCAATAACCCATAAACCAAGAATGAACCGTTCATAAAAAACCCCTGTGTATTCTTTTTTGAGTTCTTCGACATAATGCACATCCAGAAAGGTATTGTCATCAATCAAAAACTGCATTATAAAAATATCAAGCTCTTCCTGACGGTCAATATAATTTACCTTTATCCAATGATTTGGACTGTCAGGGTTTGTTGTTCCAAACAGTTTTGCTTTCGGCTCAGACAAACGTGACAAAAGCATATTGAAGAAGTCCTCAGTAAATAAAGTCAATTCATCACAGTATGCGCCTTGAAGTGTCATACCTCTGATTTTGCTTTCCGCTCTCGCATCATTCACCCCTTCAAGATATATCTTTCGACCAAACAGAGTTCCCTCTTTTTGAGCCATAGAATAACAAAAATTGTTTTTTCCGACCAAGCTTTCAAGAAGGTCCAGGCAATTACGTTTGAGTGAGGTCAAAGTCTTTGCAACCATCAAATAGTTTTTATTCTCAGGGGAAGAAAGAACCCAAAACGCCCACAAAACCAAGCTTATCCACGTTTTCCCGCTACGGACTGAGCCGTGAAGAATATTTATTCTTTTTAACTTATGCTTTTTCAAAGCTTTAAGAAGCTTCTCCTGCTTCTCTGTAAATACTTTTGTCATAATTTATTAAACCCTTCAATAAGTTCTTCCCATACCCCATTGTTATCAGTTGCCTTGTCCTCACCGATAAGATTGCGAATTTCCTTAAAGGCTGCCACGTCACCGCTTGCTGCCTTCATAAACAATCCTACCGTCAACAAAGACCTATTATCAATATTCTCAGGGTCTATACCCATTTGAGACAATGCGTTCCATTGGTCAGTGTCTTTTACGGGGAGTTTGAGCAAATCTATCATACAATCTTTGAGCAAGCGTTTTTCTCGTCTTACCTCACCTGATTTTTTACCGCCCTTTCTGCCGTTTTCTCTAACTTCCTTCGGGCTTCGTTTATTATTCGGTATCAAATTCTTCTCATTAGCCAACCTTCACCACCTCTCTTTTTATTGTTTATCGGCACAAAAAAAGACACTCCGAAGAATGTCCTTGAAATATTCTGTTTGCATTTTACATTATATCACACATCATCCGAACAAAACGAACAAGTTTTTTTAATGAGACAGAATATATCTGTCTGATAACATCCGTACGCTATCAGGAGTATTATTTCCGCCTACAAAATATGCAACCTTTGGCCATGTCAGGAGGTTCAAATATCTGTACTGAATTATAAGCCGTATAAGAGAATCATCAATGTCATTTATATACTGTAAAATTTTATTTCTTTCTTTTTCAGCCTTTGCTATCTTTTCGTGAAGTAGCTTGCCACGCCTTGTGAGTTCATCAATTATTTCATCAATTCTATCTCTTTTAGGACTTCCTTTAGGCATATCGGATAACATCTGTGTTATATGGGTAAGCTCTGTATTTAGTTTCTCAATTTCATTTCTATCATGCTTTATTTCTTGTTCCAGATAATAATATTGACTTAACTCTTTTTTTGTCATAATTCCGAAATCCCTCCCTACACAAAATCAATAACCCTTACATTTTGACCTTCTGGACATAACCGCATTTAACACAGCGGTAAAATAATATCGTTTTACACGGCATATCATTTTGCCCTCTGAAATAATTCACTTCTCTTACAAGCTCCCATTTGTGCTGACAGGAACAAGAACGGGCATATTGAATTATTCTCCTAATCATTTGTTTTCCTCCTTTATGTAAAATCAATCCCGGTTCTATCCATCCACATAACACCAACTCTGTGGTGGTCTTTTTATCGGCACATACTTACTTCTATCCTCAAACGCATACCCAAAAGCGTTATCGTAAGTATTGTCATATCGGCAAAACTCCCTCAACTCTTTTGGCTGTTCATAGATTACAAGGTCGGATATGTGCCAACCACAGCCACATTTTTCAAAGCCTAAATATTTGTAAATTTCATCATAACCAATGCAAGCATTTAGTTTGATGTGTCTATGTAATGCATCAATACCGTATTCAAACTCTTTGAAATCCTCTATGTAATCACACACAAACTCACCTATGACCTTTCCTTTGAGCTGTATATCTCCTATCTCAGCAAAACCCTTGTTAATCCCTTTTACCGAATTGTATCCAAAAAGGTCTGCATTTTCCTTTGATTTGCAAAGAATCAAATCGCCCATTGTTTTTGTGTTCGTGCAATATATATAACACTTAAAAGGTGTTTCAATCTTCGGTCTTGTTTTCCTGACCTCTACTGTTTTTTTGCCCGATGCTATCAATTCACACCATTTGGGCTGTATGCTGATTAATACTGATTTCATTTTCTCACTCCTTAAATTCCTCTACATCAAACACATAATTCGCTATAGTGTAAAGCATTCTTTCTGCGGCATTTTCTGCTCGTTTTAAAGAAGTGTATTTTTTGCTTTGTCAATATCTATATCAACAACTGCATATTTTTCACCTCGAAATATATAAGTTTCGCCCGTAAAATAGCCATCCGAAATTCCAAAACGCCGCTCATCAGCTTTTGCTCTTAAAACATACATCTTATATCTCCTTTCAAATCCCCCTCATACGTTTCCGTCTCACACAGAGAGTTGTGGGGTAGCTTGTTGAGGTAAGTACCTCCTGATGATGTTCAGGCAACCTATCCTTAACATCAATCCACTCAGCCGTAGGTGCATAATCAACACATTCATGCACTGTGTCTTTTACTGCAATACCTGCGGACACATATTGCTCTGCATATTTGCAGGCTTTTTTATGCTGACAAGCTGTACATTCAGCCATTATATATCGTTCCTTTCTCCACAACTACAAAAGTCATTCGGTTCCACATATATAGGTGCATATGGACGTCTCATACATTTGGTTTGTAAACTTTCAGGGTTGAAATTGCGATATTTGCATTTTTCACAACGCACAACTTCCACCACATCGGCTGCGGGTATGTCGTATACAATGTCAATTACATCACCCAAAGGGATATTAAATTTTTCGCTTATCACTTTTGCACAATCGCAATCTTTAATATATCTTGCCATCACCGCTCACCGCCTTTAAATCTCTCAAAATAGAACACTATCGGCATACAATAAATAGGCTTTATGTTTCCGAAATCTTCACCGACTTTGAATATATAATTGCTATGATGTAATTTATTTGGTATTTCGTAAATCATTGCCCTGAATGTTTCAAGGCTGTTTCCCCTCTTGTAATGGTTGCATCTTCTGCAAGCAGGCATATAATTGTTTTCGCTTTCTACAATATCCCATTCAACTTTGCCATTTTCGGCTTGTCTTAACGGTATTAAATGGTCAACTTGCATTTCGTTATAAGCAATGACTTTTCCACAATAGGCACAATGCTCATTATATTTTGCAAAGATTCTTTCTCTGATTTCTCGTTTCATTCCTCCCCACCTCTTTCTTTTGGTGTGCGTGTGTAATTTGTAAATGTGCTAATCTCTGCCATTGTGCTGAATATCGCAGAAAAATACTTGATAAAACTATCTCGGTCAATGCTGTGTTTGTCTGCACAATCAATCAAAGCATTTAAGGTGTTTTGCACTATCTCATTAAAATCCTTAAACTCTTTGTCATTCAACTCAGCCATCACCCTCACCGCCTTTCGCTATCTTTTCGAGTGCTTTTCTTATACCGCTTAATTCACCCCATATACTTGACATCAAAATAATTACAAATATTTTAAACGCTAATGTCATTCCTGCACACCGCCTTTCTCGGTTGGGTGGTCTGCATATTCGCTTTCAATTTCTTTGCATATTTGCCTATACTCGTTATAATCTATCTCCATAATCGGCTCACCAACATAACTGCACTTAATACATTTATTAAACCTATTATCTATACTTATACGAGCCATACTTCTGCCATACTTTTTAAGTAATTTTGTTTCTAATGCTCCTGCTCTTTGCCATAGCCAATTATCGTGAACAATCCTTAAATCTTGTGCTTTCATTTCCCCTCATCTTCCTTTCTCATATCCACTTGTTTGTTATGTTCGATAATTTCAAGGGCAGATTTTGTATAACCCTCTCGCATACAAGATTGGCAGATTTCGTGACCATCTTTGTCGAGTTTATAAAAGATACTGCGACTTGTTTTCCTCTTTCCACAATAAAAGCACCTCATCGCTTTTCATCTTCCTTTCTCAATGCTTGTTCGGCTTCCTCTTTGGTGAGAAATACAGTTTTTCCAATATCATCAGCCGTACAACAGCCATTAAAGCCATTTTTATATAAATGTATCTGTATAAGATTGTCAAACTCTGGTCGTATCATATAAGAACTGACCTCTAACTGTTTAATCTTTTTGTTATAAAGCATATACACGGCTTGCCCATACTTCAATTTAGGCAACACAATAACCCCATTCTCCAGAAGATAATCCGCAACATCTTCCACGTGGCAACTTCCATTCGTTGCCTGTTCCATAAGTTCTATCAATCTTTCACGTTCGTTCATAGCTTTGCCCCTTTTAAATAACCTTTCAGCATATGTTCCTTTGCCTTTGAATAAAACTCTCTTGAAACCTCAAAGCCATAACAATGCCTGTTTAGTTCAGCCGCCGCGCGCAAAGTCGAACCACTCCCACATACTGGGTCTATTATGACATCACCTTCATCAGTAAATATTTCTATAAGCTGTTTCAATACCGATATAGGCTTTTGTGTTGGATGAATTTTAGGATAATCCTTCGCACTATCTTTTTTCCATTCAAGCCAGTTGAAAATCATTTTGCCTGAACCTTTTATGATATTTCCCTGCTCATCATAGCGTCTACCATTATTGAATTTGGGAAGCTTGTCCCTGTACAGAACAATAGCATATTCTGTTGCACCTACAATCTTCATATTTGCTTTTAATACCTGAGCTGAATAATTTTTGCAGAAAATCAAAGGATAACTATGTACGAATCCATGCTTTTTTCCGTATTCAATAACAGTTGGAATCTGTTCGAATGCACAGAAAACAATCATCGCCGGTGCTTTTCCTTTTTCTTTTGGTTCTTTTATTAAAAGCTTGTTGCAGAAATGAAAGTATTCCGCAATATTGAACTGTCCATCCCCATTAAAAAAGCTACTTGCCGCCTTTTTGCTCTCACCATTCTTATTGTCGCAATCAACATACCACATAGGATTTGATGCGTAAGCATTGATGCCAAGATTATACGGAATATCCGCAATTACAAGTTGCGCCTTTCTTATGTTGTATTTTTTATAGTTTTGAAAATTATCATGGTATAACTCCACAATAGAATTCTTGGGTATATGGTCATCCCAAAGGGTTAGCTGTTCGCTAATGTCATATATTTTACTCATACATTCTCCTCCTCACTTCTCTCCGAGCATTTCAGCCAAAATTTCATCATCAAAATTAGAATAATCCGGCTTATTGCCATCGTTATAATTGTTAATGCCTTTACCTTTTTTCTTTTCAACTTCCTTAACTCGTTTTGCTGTTTCTACTCTCTGTACCTGTGCCCTTTTATACGCATCAAGGGTTTTTATGCCTGCATCCATATTACCTTTAATCGCCGCTTTAGCATATGCCCAACCGGTTTTATTATTTTCGCGAGCATATTCAATAAGCCTAACAATTAACGCAACCTCAATGCCTTTATCAATAAAAGAATTTATATCTTTTTCCACCGAAGATGTCGGTTTTGAACTCATCCATTGTTCGTATGCGTTTGACACAGCGGCGGGGAGAACGGTATTACTGCTTTCTTCTACTATATTCTCATTTACTTTACTCTCTTCTACTCTACTATACTCTGTGGCATTATTGAGGGAAGAAACCCCAGTTTTAGGAGAGATAACCTCAATTTTAGGGGAAGAAACCGAAAATTCGGCATCACTTAACAAAAGATAGCGTATATCAAATTCTATCTTTGCGCTCTTTTCTTTAGCTTTAATATAATTTTCTTGAATACTTTTTGAGGTTAACACCCCGTATTTTTCGAAAATATCCTTATTAAATACCTCATACTCTACAGCTTTTTTAACTATATCGTCAAAAACTTCCCATCGCTTTTTATCATTTTTACTGAGGAATTCAAGCTGCTCTCCAAAATCTTTTGAGAATACCAAGGAACTACTTTCACTATACTCAATGTAATATGAATTTTCATATATTCGTTGCCATAATGAAATTATCACCATTACACCAAGCATACCGAACATACATTGGATATACTCAATTTTTCCACGAAGTTTAGTATCGAGAGGAAAGTAGTCAAGTCCTTTTTTTATAGGTCTTGCCATAACTTATTCCTCCAAATTTGTTATCTCAATTTCAGTTCGGGGGTTTTCTTTGTCCACAAAAGCCTCTAATTCAATCTTCTTTACGTAATGGAAGCTATCATCAACAATAATGCCTTCTGCTACAAGTGGGTCAAATAAAAATTTCCCCGAAAAGTTGTCTAAATCTCTTCTTCTTTCATCCTTAAAGTAATAAGTAATGCTCACCGCCACCTTTTTATAGGGAACAGACGGTTTTTCCACCTTCTGCAAGGCTGCTTTAATCAGCCAATGCCACCGCTCTTTTTGTTCACGGTATCCGTTGAAGTTGTGACTGTTCCCCATATACTTGTTATTTGTGGGCGGTATATCATTTACAACTATTAAAATGGTAAATCACCTGCTTCTTTCGGCGTGACAAAATCATTCTCCTCCGAAGGTCCCTTCGGCTCATCGTTTGATGTTTCGTTATCCTTCTTTGAATCACCAAAAGAAACCTGATTTGCAGTAACCTCTGTAACATAATTTTTCTTTCCGTCCTGACCTTCCCATGTGCGTGTGGAAATACGACCATCAACAATAATCATTCTGCCCTTTGTGAAATACTTGTCCACAAATTCAGCGGTCTTATTCCACGCAACACAGTTGATAAAGTCTGTCTTTTGGTTTTCTCCGTAACCTTCTGATACTGCTATGGAGAAACTGCACACCGGAGTTCCTGAGCCTGTATGTCTCAGCTCCGGGTCTCTTGTCAATCGCCCCATAAGTATTACTTTGTTAATCAAAATATCACCCCTTTAAAACTAACGTTAAAACTTTTAAAACTTAATATTTGCATGCAAAGTTTTAAAGTATACTTACAATAATTTCGTGAAAATATTGTTATTTACACAAAACTCCTTCCAAATATCCCTCTGAAGTCCTCAACACTCCAGTCGTAATATTTCATTGCCTTTTTCTGTGCCTCTGCTTGAAGCTGTTCTCTGACCTCGCCGTTAACGTGTACGCTGTTTTCGCCTGTTCTGTGACACTTATTGCCGTGTAAGTAAACAGTCAACCCATATTTTTCTGACCATTTCCGATTGGATCCGTTAAACACGTGATGACATTCCAAAGGTTCAAGATTCCGATTCATTCCACAAAGATAACAGCTATCTTTATCATCCTGAATAATACTTTTAGCCACGCACAACCTCTCTTTCCCACAGGCTAAGCATATTTGCAATCTCGTCAGGTGTCTTTGTGTTTATGCCTAAAATATTGCATTCCTGAATGATGTTATTAATCAACCTTGTCATTTGTTTGGTGTTATATGAACTGCTGCCATAATATAAAGCCATTTCAACAAAGCCTTTTTCATTAGCTTTCCCTATCCTTTGAGCAATCCACCCCAACCCGTGAAGCGACCAACTGTGTACCATTGTGTCAACAGCAGCTTCATTGATTTGAATAGGCTGAAAAACACCCACCTTTTGAATTTGATGCAAATATACTTCTTCTTTGGTGATTCCCTGACTTTTGGCAATCTCATCCATAAGCACCCAAGCATATGCGTTTGCACTGTTACTCCTTTTCGGTCTGTATGGTTTGACCTCAATAGTCAGCTTGTCTCGTTCCTTTAACTTGTCATATTCAGCCGTCAAAGCGTTTTTATCGTCCAGTTCAAGGGTAAGTTCAGGCTTTTGTGAAAACATTCCTACACTTGCGTTTTTTATCCTTCCTGTGACCTTCATTCCTTTAACGCCTCAACAACTGTGTTTTTCCAAGTCTTCCAACAAATACAGCAGTTTGCACCGTGCCAAGTGAGTGCGGATGTGGGATATTCGGGAGCAAGCATCTTGATTTGCATATTGCTTATGGGCTTATCGTCCGATTCAATATCCCCCACAAGGGAAACACCCTTTTTGATACATTCCTCAAAAGCTCCATTTTGTGCCTTAAACAACCTTGATTTGTCACCGGCAAAGAGTGTATAGCTACCATTCTTTTCAACGATAATGCTATCATTTTCTTTCCCACAGGCAACAAACACAATGCCATAGTCCTTGTCGTTCACCGATTCAAAACCTTTGGGAAGGTGATATGGTGTAAACTTTTCATCACTCTGATATATCATTTCGGCTGTTCCCCTTTCTTCTGTTGGTTTTCTGAATAAATCCTCTTCAGTAAGCTTTCTGCCGTTCTCCGTTTTGACAGCTCCCTCCAGGGCAACATCCGTTTCAACGCCATCGGGATAAAGAGCAACATTGCCACCGAAATCTATAACTGTACATGAGGTCTTTCCCGGTGCTGTTCTGAGAACCCTACCGACCTTCTGAACCCATTGACCGTGTGTGCCGTTGGTATCGAAGTCCACAAGATTCCTCATTGGTGGAAAATCATAACCTTCGGTGCATATATCAACATTGATAAGCTCCTCACATTCGCCACGTTCAAACCTTTCCAACTCTTCTTTGCGTGTCCCATCATCAAGCCCCAACCCCAAGTATGCAGGATTTCTTCCAAGCTCCGTCAGATAGTCATATATCCTCTTACAGAAATCGTGAGACGGTGCAAATATAATTGTCTGTCCCGGTTCTTTTGCTTCAAGATATTTGTCACATAAATTTCTGACCAATGCCTGACCTTCAATATCACCCTTACAGTTTTTTGCCAGATGTCCGATTTCAACTTTATCCTTCAAATCAAACACCGGGGACAAATCAAGAAATTTCGGTCTTGTGAGATAATGGCTGTCGATAAGAAACTTTGAAGTAATCTGATAATAGTTGGTAAACAGATGTATCAAAGGGATTTTATCTCCTCTGTTTGGTGTTGCAGTAACTCCCAGTAGTGTCGCTTCAGGATTCCCCAACTCATTCCAAGTGATAATATCTTCATAAGTCGAAGCAGCTGCATGATGCGCTTCATCAATCACAATAAGGTCAAAGTAGCTTTTTGACTTTTCAAGCTCCGGCAGAAGATTAACAACCGTCTGCACCATTCCAAAATGCACATTCCCTCTCAGGCTCTTTCTTGCTGCTGTGATTTCTGATGTAGGAATTGTATTGCTCCAAAATTTTTTAAACTTTTCATGATTTTGTATATGTATCTCGCTACGGTGTACCAAAACCAACACATGAGGACTTCTCTTGTGCTGTGACCTAAAACCGTTAAAATATCTTCCAATAGCCGCCGCCATCATAATTGTTTTCCCTGCTCCTGTGCCTGCCACTATAAGAGAGTTTTTTCTTTCTTCAAGCATATCCACCGCAAAAGAAACCGCCTGTTCCTGATATGGATATAACTTCATTACTCTTCAACCTCACTTTCAAGCCATTTCACAATACACTCAACACAATTGCAATCATCGGACGTTTCCCCATCTTTATCCATGTATGGACAATTTGTTGTCGTCTTGCAAATTTCATTAGTTGTAAACTGCATTTTATCAATTTCTTCAGCCAATTCCTGACTATTCATGGCTTTTATCTGTTCAAACTTTGTCATGCTCCCACCGCCTTTTCTGTTGGTTTTTCAACCCTAAGAGAACCATTTTTTATATATCTTGCTGTAGTCCCATCGGAAGAACGGAATCGACAAGCATTATACTTTTTAGCCATGTCTATTAGTTTTTGACTAACCTTATCTAAATTTTCCTTTGCGAGTTTTACAGCGTCTCTTGCAGATGTTAATTCGCTCAAATCGACTTCTACTTCAAAATCGTCATTATAAAAGGTGTTAATTCTTATACCTTTTATAATGTTCCGTATACTGTCAGATTCAATATATGGTTTAGGTTCTCTGCGATTGTCCACATCATCAAAGAATCGTTTCAAACATTCCTTAATCAGCTGTGACAGATGTTCGTTGTTTTGAAAATAATAATGATAAACGTCCATATTGTTGTCCAGATATTCAAACCGTTTCTTTTTTGACATCTGACATATCTTGCCACGATTGAAAACTGTATCATCTTTCAAAATCATAAATTGAAGAATATAGAAATCCGCTCTGGTGGAAAGAATCTGATACTGTGCCTGAATTATGTATTTGAACGGAACTCCGTTCTTTATTGCAACTGGCATTATAGATTTTTGCTCACAAACGAATCTTTGACCAATTTTAGGCTTTCCGTGTCCGTTATCAAAAGGTCTAATATCAACTTCTTCCGCAATGCCTTCGATGTCAAGACTTGCAATCAATCTTTTGTTTGCATACACAACACCGGGCTTTAACTTCTTTGTTCTACCCCTTTGCAAAACCTTAACCCCATAGGGTTCAACAGCGTGTCCGTATTCCGCAAATTCAGGGGCAAGAGCTTCACGTCTATATATGCCATCATCAATCATCTTGTGATATAAAGCCCAAACTGTTGTATATGGTTTTTCCGCACGGAAGTCCTCTGCGTTAATTCCGCAGTTTTGGAGTTCTTCATCAGTTGCATAGTATCTCACAATATCAAAAACTTCACTGCTCCCGATGCGGTTCTCTCTGGCTTGCTCCCAAAGAAGTGTACCTTGTTTCAGATTAACTCTTTTCATTTTCAAAGTACCCTCCAATCACAGCCCACTTTTGCGGTGACATCTTCAAAATATATACCGAAGCATAGTCCTCATTGACAATCTCCTGAGCAGTCTTTCCGCTTTCAATCAAATCCTTAACCTCATTCAGTTTGTCTTCTGCCAGTTTTGGATTTGCTTTCCACAGTTTGAGGACTTCTTTGCATTCTTCCATTTGTTCAGCGGTCAGCTTATTCAAATCAACATCTTCCGTCTCGATGGGAATTTCAAGAATCCTTGCTTCTGCCTCAACTATTTCCGTTTCAGGAACAACATCTGCATCCTGCTCAAATGCATATATGGTTTCCGTAAGCTCCGGCAGAACCTCCTTGATTCGTTTCAATGCCCTGCGGATAACAGTTTTATTAACCATTTCCCCTGTCCACTTTACCCAAAATGCATCGGGGTTAAGCTCATCTGTCGGAACCTTCTTTTTAAGTTTGTCATTCCAATAGGTTTTATAAAAACCTTGACTGCTTGTTGCAGCGATACTCAAAAGGTCATCGATATACATTTCCGTCCATTCACTTGATATAATTTTGTTATTTCGTGCATCCTGAACCTCTAAACGACAAATGAATTTTGAAAAATACTTATCAATCAATCTTTGAGCCGTTATCTCTCTGTCTGCATTATACCGTTTGTCTTTTAGCATATAAATTCTTCCGCCATTACATATTTGCTCCTCAAAGTATGTAGTTTCAAAATCCTCCTTCGGAACCGCAATTATTGTATCGGTTATTATATAACCCTTCCTTCTCGCCGCCCGGTAGAATGCCTCAACCCTTGCTGAAAGAACAATCGTCTTTCCTCTTTTAACAAAATCAATTTTATCGTAGTCCTCTGCAACAATACCACCCTGCATTAACGTCTGTAATGTTGATAGAAACACATTCGCCGCGTTAAGTTGTTCCTGTTCTGTCTTAACATTATCAAGTGTTGCCAACGCCTCTGTCGCCTTCACCGCAAAGGGCAAACACGTTGTCTTCATCCCGATTTCTCTCTTTATAACGTCCAGACACTCCTTTGTGCCAAGCGTAAGCTGTTTATATACCGATAATTCATTTCCCATAATTATACCTCCGCAGAATATCTACCATAATACTTTTCGTGACACTTCTCACAACAAAAGGACCTTCCAAAGTTGTCAAGAACCTTATCGTCTGCATCCTCACAAATCCCTCTGCCGCAGTGATAACAGAAATATTCAGCTGTCTGATAACAGCTTCCGAATCGCTCTGCATCAAGAATTGTCGGGTGGGTCAAATTTAACATCTTGACATTCCTCCTGTTTGTTGGTATAATCTTTATAGGTTTTATTTGCAGTTAAACCCCTTGAAGTCGTTACGGTTGCCGCCGTATCGGCTTCTTTCTTTTTCTTCTGCTGATGAAACTTCATATTACGAAACTCTTCGTTTTTCCGATAATGTTCCACACGTTTCATACCGTCCACCGCATCCTGAATGTTCATTCCTCTTTCGCTAGACATCTTTCTTACCTCACTTTCTCTACAATCACATCTTTCTCCCGGGTCTAACGCTGCACCGCATTCCGGGCATTCCGTGTAGTACATCTTTTCATCCCCCTTTTTCGCTCAAATACACTCGGCAAAAAAAACAACGTAATCACTGCCGAAAATGTGCAGTCTTCGGTCAAAATTCCAACCACCCAAGACAACAGTATAAAAAATATTGTCGTTGTTTTCTTCATTTCACCTCACCCTTTCTTCTTATACTTCTCAATAGCTTGTCCACACTTTTCATTGCTGTTTTGGCATCTGTTAGCGCAGGTCGTCTTTGGACAAACGTTGCAGCACCCAGTCGGATAATTGCATCGTTTTGTCTGTAACTTACAGCTTATACTCAGTTTCGCCATTATAACCACCCCTTTCGTCTGCAACAACAATATTGCGTATACACGACAACTGCATTTTTAAAACCTGATTTTCCGCTTTAAGCCGTTCATTTTCTGCAATAAGCTCAACACTGTTATCATCTTCAATTTCGATGTTCCAGTTCTTCCCGGACTTAAACCCCGCAAGTCTGCCCTGCTGTAATCTGAATCTGATTGTGCTTGGGCTCATCCCTGTCATTCGTGAATATTCCGTTATGCTGACAACTCTTTTGTTAATCTTTGGAACATACGGTTCGCTTTGTTTGTATTGTTTCATAAAAACATCCAAATCTATACTGGCTACATTATTTTGCATAACTGTACCCCCTTTCTGTTTTTAGTTTTTCTTGCGTTTACGCCGTCTTATTTTCATTCTTCAAAATAACCTCAATGGACACACCGAAAATATTTGCAAGCTTCTGTGCCATGTCTATTGTCATTTTAGATTGACGCTCACCGTTTTCTATTAACTGGTAATATTGTCTTGTTACTCCAATCTTTTCTGCTACCGACTGTTGCGTTTCGCCTTTATCCTCTCTTAACTCTTTAAGATATTCCCTCATTTTTTCACCTCCATTTTCTCACCCCTCTCATCCCTATTTTTCATTTCTTGCATTTGTACCCTTTTTATGATATAATCACCGCGAAGGAGGTGATTACTATGTTTGAAAAAGATATAACTAAAGAAAGTTATAACATCCTATGTATAATCTACAAAGTCTACTTACAAAGGCGTAAAGATAATATGCCTAAACGACAAGCTGTAACCTTTGAGCATGATACATTATTTCAAAAAGAACATCTGCCTAATGTTCATCCTGACGATATGTATGCAGCAATTGTAGAACTAAAAAACATCGGCTACGTCAAGCACTATGTGGATGGCGGATTCAGCCTTACCGATGATGGTATTCTCTTAATGGAAAATAGATTTAAAAACAACATATCAGATGTTATTGATTTTATTTCTAACATTCCTTTTATTTAAAAACTTCTACAAGTTCATCAATATCACACTTCAACGTAAACTCTGTGACATTAGTTGCGGAGTTTTTGTTATAACTAAAATCCAACACCTTATCAATTCTTATACCATTTAAAAAAATCTCGCAATTTCCATCATCTTTTTTTGATATAACTATCTTATTGTTATTCACTTCATCTCCTCCTCTCTTATCATTTCTTGCATTTACGCCTTATCTATGCTATAATCTCCCTGAGGTGATTATAATGTTTAAACTTAACTTCATAAAAAAAGATATTAGCAAAATAATTTCAGGGCTTGGCGTTAAAACTTCCTATGACAAACCCGCTACTTGTCCTCATTGTAATTGCAATTGCGATGCACCAATAAAGAAAAGTTGTTCATTTGCAGAACCCTCTGGTTCCTGTTCCTATGTAATCCTTTTTTTACAATGTACTGCTTGCGAAAAAATTTTTGTTTCTCTTTCGCGGTTTTACAAGGACAAGGATAGTGAATTTTGTGATATATATCCTATGCCACATACTGTTTTTCAAAATGAACAAATTGAAAAACTTTCGCCAAGATTTGTCGATGTATACAATCAAGCTTTACAAGCAGAAGATTTCAATAATACAATCCTTGCATCAGTGGGCTATAGAACTGCACTCGAAATTCTCATAAAAGACTATGCAATTAATCAATTAGGAAAACCTGCAGATGAAGTTACAAATAAAAAACTTTTCGATGCCATAAGTGAATATCTTGGCGAAACAGACCTCATTAATACAGCTGATGTTGTTCGCATATTGGGTAATGATAAAACCCACTACCAAGAAAAACATCCGGAACATGATTTTCAAATTTTGAAAAAATATATGGATGTGTTTATTAGTTTGATTGAAACCAAACTGCTTATTGCTAATCCTCCTGTGGCTCGGAAGTCTTAAAGTTTAAATCGAGATTGTTTGTAATGGAAGCTATTGTGCTACTAAGCTCTCTGGCTTCCTTTAACAATTCTACATATTGATTCATCAAGTCTACAGCTTTTTCTAATGAAGATATATCTACCTTTATTCTCATTCTTTCACACTCCCCTCTTCATTTTAGCTTCTATCCCCGAATTGGGATATTTATGATAAAAAAATATCTACTTTTTCACTTTCCGTTTCAATATGTAAAACCCTACACATTTCTTTCGCTTCGTCAGTCGTAATCTTTGCCCTACCATTAAGCTTTGCATTTAAAGTATTTTTTGACATTCTCAGCTTCTTTGCAAAAGTAATCTGAGAATATCCCTCTCGCACCATAGCACCCTTTAGCTTATTTACGTTTACCATTTTTTCACCCCATTCCATCCCTTTATTGGGATAGCATAATCTTAACACATCTTTTTCGCTTTGTCAACCCCTTTTTGGGATAAAATTTAAAAATTTTTCAAAAAAGTATTGCAAAATTGGGATTTATATGTTATTATACACTCACAAAGGAACGGTGGCGACTGTTTCGACACCCTAATTGATAGGGGGTGTTGCTTATGGAATATATAATTGAATTGCTGATACTTATTACAGTATTGGAAATTATAAAAAACATAACAAAAAAATAGTCGCCCCATATCGCACATGGGACGACTTTTTTAAAAATTAGTCTCTGCGAAACGGCCAAAGCCGTTCCTTTGTACCTATAATATAACATATCATTTCAGATATGTCAAGAGGTGATTAAAAATGTCCGAACAATCCGAAAGATTATTAAAAGTTATATTGGACTCTAAACTTAGCTATGTAGAATTAGAGAAAAAAACAGGGATTGCAAAATCATCAATCCAGAGATATGCCAGCGGTGTAACAAAGAAGATTCCCATAGATGCTGTAAAACTTATTGCTGATGCTACAGGAGGTTCCGCCGCATGGATAATGGGTTGGAGTGAAAATGTTTCTTCGTCTGAATTAGAGAAATACGGACTTAACCCAATAAAAACGAAAAAATTTCCCATGCTTGGCAAAATCGCCTGTGGAGAACCTATATATGCAAACGAAGAATACGAAACCTTTATTGAAGCATCAGCTGATATAAACGCAGATTTTTGCCTGACTGCAAAAGGCGATAGTATGATAAACGCAAGAATCTTTAACGGAGACATTGTTTTCATCAAAGAGCAACCCGACGTAGAAAACGGTGAAATCGCAGCCGTGTTAATTGAAGATGAAGTAACTTTAAAAAGAGTTTACAAATACGAAAACCGCCTTGAACTCAGACCTGAAAATCCAATTCACAAGGTACAAAATTACGAAGGCGAAACTCTTAATCATATACGAATTTTAGGAAAAGCAGTAGTTTTTCAGAGTATCGTAAGATAAAATTATTGACAAAAAACAACCTTTACTGTATAATACCCTATACAGATAAAAGGTTATCAAAAGGATGGTTGACCAGCTCCTTAACAAGGAGGTGGTGCAATGAAACAATACATAAGAATAATATTTTTTACTCTTTTGTTTTTAATTGCGTTTACTATAAAAGTAAAATAGCCGTCCCACGACCAAAGGAAACGGCTATTTAGCAAAACCTGCGGTCAACCGCTTTAAACGGTAAACCTTTTATCTGTTTTTATTATATAAGAATTTTTACTTTTTGTCAATACGTATTACAAAAAAACCGCCCTGCTACCAACAGGACGGATTGAAGATGCTACCAACATCTTCACATAGATATGCTAAAAGCATACCCATAAGCAAGGTTAATTTTAGCACATCCTCATTAAACTGTCAATAAAAGGAGTGTTTTTTTATGGCAAAACGCAGACAAAACGGCGAAGGTACCATATATCAACGTTCAAATGGTTTATGGGTGTGTGAAGTAACACTCGGTTATGATGCCAACAAAAAACGTATCAAAAAAACCGTGTACAGTATGGACCTTGATAAGCTAAAAAAGAAATTAAACGATTTAAAATACCTCAATGACCGTAGCATGGTTGCAGAGCCTTCAAAATACACTGTATCAGATTGGCTTGATTTTTGGCTTGAAAATTACAAGAAGCAGTCTGTCAAACCAACAACCTATGATATGTATTACCACGCTTGCAAAAGCTATATTAAACCACATATAGGACATTACAAGCTTGATAAACTAAATTCACTTGTTGTCCAGAAGTTTATAAACGATATATCTCAAAAAGGACTAAATGCAAAAAACGGACTTTCTCTTTCGTCTTTAAAGAAAATTGTAATCACCTTATCTCAAGCATACAATCAGGCTATAAAGCTCGGGATGCTCTATCAGAATCCCTGTGATGCTCTGGTAATGCCCCAGAAGGATGTTAAAGAATCTGTTGTATTCACAAATGATGAACAAAAGCGGTTTTTATCTAATTGCCCGGGTGATACCACATTTGAAAACCTCTTTATATTCGCATTTAATACCGGCATGAGAATGGGCGAAATTTTAGCTTTGACGTGGAATGACATAGACTTTAAAAGCAACACGGTCACTGTAAGCAAAAATTTAAGCGTAGTGAACGATTATGATGAAGGAACTACCACAAAACAAAAAACGATTATCAATACATCAACAAAAAACGGAACAACCAGAGAAATACCTTTGACAAAAAAAGCATTGGCAGCTGTGGAACACCAAAAAGATTTTAATAAAAAAAATTCACCCTTCGTATTTTACTCTACTGCTGGTACACCCTTACAGAAACGAAACATCTATAAAGCATTTGATAGAATAACTGAAAAAAGTGATATTGATTCACCGGTTACCTTTCACTCTATGCGGCACAGCTTTGCAACACGTCTGCTCGAAAAAGGAGCTGACATCAAAACCGTTTCAAATCTTCTTGGACATAAATCCATACAAATTACACTTGATATATACAGCCACGTCCACGAAGACCTCAAGCAGAAGACAATAGCTTTATTAGATTGACTTCTCACTACCGCACAATTACCACACAAGGAACACCTTGATTTTATTACCACACTAAAGTAAAACCCCCAAAATCTTGTGGTTTCGGGGGTTTCTTGGTGATCCATCCGCGATTCGAACGCGGGACACCTTGATTAAAAGTCAAGTGCTCTGCCAACTGAGCTAATGGACCATATATTAAATTTAAAAGAATTTGGCTGGGCTGGCAGGACTCGAACCTACGAAATGCCAGAGTCAAAGTCTGGTGCCTTACCGACTTGGCTACAGCCCAGTATCTATAGCCTCGGAAATCTGTCCGCTGCCAACAAAAAATTTTGGTGGGGTGGATAGACGGATTCGAACCGTCGGCCTCCAGAGCCACAATCTGGCGCTCTAACCAACTGAGCTATACCCACCGCATAAAAAAAAGCAAGTGGCGCGCCTGAAGAGACTCGAACTCCTGACCCATTGCTTAGAAGGCAATTGCTCTATCCAGCTGAGCTACAGGCGCATATCTTGCTGGAGCGGGTGATGGGAATCGAACCCACGCAATCAGCTTGGAAGGCTGAGATTCTACCATTGAACTACACCCGCATATGATGTTCGCCAAATCATTTCGACCGACTGGATTATTATAACAGCATCTCACCTATTTGTCAATAGTTTTTTTTAATTTTTTTTATATTTTTACATTTTTTTGCTCTGCGACTATGCCGCAGAGCAAATTTGCTTTCATCAATCTTCAATAATTCTATCAATAATTCCATATTTCACCGCTTCTTCAGGGAACATCCAGTTGTCACGTTCGGTGTCATTCTGAATTTTTTCAATAGGCTGTCCGGTATTTGAGGCCAGAATAGTGTTCAGTCTGTCCTTGATACGCAAAATATTTCTGGCTGTAATTTCAATATCCGTCGCCTGTCCCTGTACACCACCCAGAGGTTGATGAATCATTATCTGGCTATTGGCAAGAGATGTTCTTTTGCCCTTTGTCCCCGACGACAGTAAAAACGCTCCCATGCTCGCCGCAAGTCCTACACAAATCGTTGAAACATCACACTTGAGATGACGCATTGTGTCATAAATACCCAAGCCCGCACTTACCGAACCTCCCGGAGAATTAATATAAAGGTATATATCCTTTTCAGGGTCAACAGATTCGAGATATAGCATCTGGGCAATAATGCTACAAGCCAGGTCGTCATTCACATCACTGAACAAAAGAATAATCCTGTCTTTCAACAACCGAGAAGCCAAATCATAGCCCCGTTCCATTCCATTTTCTTTTTCAAAGAAATTAGGCATCAAAATCATTCAAAGGCACTCCTTTTCAAACTATTTTGCTGTTGCAAAATCCTCCGGCTTTAGATAACCTTTGTTGAGTGCCAAGAACTTATCATCATATTCTTCAACAGTATATACCAAAGCCATAATCATTCTCTTTACGGTATCAACACCAATGAGACTTCCTGAATAAATCTGCGTCACATCATAATGCAGTCTCTCCTTCAGGTCTGATGAAAATTTGCCGTTGAGCAAAACATCGTTGGCGTAACACATTGCAATAGCAATATCTGCCGCTTTTTCCTCGGAAATTTTGAAGGGCAGTTTTTCAGCAACCTGAATTACTTCCTTTTGAGGATTGACAACAATCAAAAGATTATGCTCCATATCATCACCTTTCAGGCTGAAGGTTATCAGCAAATCCTCCTCTATTTTGTTGTAATTAAGTCCAAACTCATCAAGTGCTGTACATACCGTACCATATACATTTTTCGCAGTCTCCATATTAACATCACTCATAGAAACATCCTCCTTTTTTCTAAAATCCTATTCTGCTTATACGTTTTTCTTTTACGAACATTTTTTGAAAATCACGATCAGCAACAGCCACCGTAAAATCATTTGCCGAGAGACAGAATTCCGAAACAGCTTCATCCGACATTTCGAATCTCAAGGCCGCCTTTGACATAATCCTTTCTGCAAGATTTCTAATAAACCTTCCGTTGCTGAAATCCTTCATTCCAAGAATATCTTCAGGAAACTCGTCAAAAAACTTATCGGCAGTTTCTTTAAAGCTTTGGTCAAAATCAACCTTATTTTTCAGTTGTAAATAAAAAATCTGTTTCAACTCATCCCGGCTGTAATTTGGGAAAACAATCTTGTGTGGTATTCTGTCACGCAATCCGGGGTTCAATTCAAACAATCCTTCAAGCTCCTTTTCGTAGCCGGCAAAAATAACCACCATCTTGTCACGATTGTTTTCCATCTCGGCAATAAGAGTCCCAATAGCCTCAGCGCTGTATGTATCTCTTTCCTCCGCAAGCATATACGCCTCATCAATAAAGAGTACCGACCCATATGCATTTCGACAAACTTCCATAGTTTTTGGAGCAGTATGTCCCACAAACCTTCCCACAAGGTCCTTTCTTGTCACTTCATAAAAATTGCCTATAGGAAGAAGACCTTCCTCTTTGAAAATTCTTCCCAAAAGTCTTGCAACAACAGTTTTTCCGGTTCCCGGATTACCTGCAAACATCATATGGAAGCAAGGTCTTATGCCTGCACCATTCTGAGCATAAAGCTCTTTTTGAAGCTTCACAGAGGACAAAATCTCATGCACCTTGTTTTTTACTTCAACAAGAGCAACCATCCCGTTCAGTTGTTCCATTCCGCTGATTTGAGTTTCAGGTTCAACCCCGTACATTTTTTCAAAATCTTCTGTCTTCACCTCAGAAATAATATCTGCATCATCCTTTGCAGCATTCAAAATAACATGATAAAGAATCTCATTTGCAATTTTCCTGACAGTATTAAAGCCATAAAACCTACCATCGTTTTTTTCCATTGTAATTTTTGTCACAAAGGAATTTTCAACACTGTCCGAAACGGAAATAGAATACTTTGCAAAAAACTTTTTAAAGTACTGAAAATACTGTACATCCGACGGAGGAACAAATTTCATTGTTCTTACCGCAATAACATCATCAATTCTCGCTCTCATTTTTTCGACTACCGAATCCTCAGCGAATGGAATAGTAAAAACAAAAATTATCTCTTCCCTAAAACGCCATACAATATCCAGAAGTGCATCAAATCGTCTGTCTGAAAGCTTGTCCAGCCAGGTTTCCACATCTACCGCAACCAAGCCCCTGAAACAACGTCCTACCGAAACCTTCTCAATGAGTTCTACAAGCTCACCGAGACTGCTGTAATCATTTGGGTCGTCACGGTATTGAAATTTCCACTCCACAAAATCTGTTTTTCCTTCAAATTCAACAAGCCCGCTTTTCCTGAAAGTATCTGCCATAAGCTGAAGAATTGTGGTCAGCCCATTTCCGCGATTTATTGAAAACAGATATGCTGTGCTGTTTATCACCTTTGTATCAACAGCAAGTTTTTTGAATCTTTCGCCAATAACAGAAATTTCTTCCATCCAACCCTTCAGGTTTTCCATACCGATAAGGTCAGACATCCAAATATCTTTTTCTGCTACTTTCATTTTTGGGGTCCTGCCACTTTTCGATGTATCATCCTTCGAAAAAACAACCGCAAATTCTTTTTCGAACAATTCCGCCAAATCCTTGTCCAGCTTATCCTTCACCAGTATAAGCGCATCCTTCAACTCCCCTGCTTCCGCCGGATCCACTTCGATTTTTACCATAGATAAGTCAAAACCCGAAATCCGCAGTTTAAGAAGCTCCACAAGCTTATCACAATCAACATCCCCGTTATGTACCGCAACAACTCTGCACAAATGAAATTCTCTGTTCAGCACAACAGTCTTGCCGTCAAACAGTTGATTGAGAACCTCCAAAGTCTGCTCAACAGCAACCGACTTTCCGGCTTCCATATTTTTCAAAATCCAGTTTGTATCATATTTCACAGACAAAAAACTTGCTTTCATCCACTTATACCACCTTTTTAAAGAGAGCCTGCGCCATAATATGCACAGGCTCTCTTTGAGAACTAAATATTGTAATCAAGCTTGAACTGCTCACCGCAGCCATATTTTTCATAAACAAAATCAATATCCTTGTCACCGCGACCTGAAAGACAGGCAAGAATTGAGCCTGACTTGTGCTCCTTGGCATAACGTATTGCATAAGCAACAGCATGAGCGCTTTCAATTGCGGGAATAATACCTTCATATCTTGAAAGCAGGAAAAATGCCTCCATAGCTTCTTCGTCGGACACGGTTTCATAATGTACTCTGCCCATATCTCTAAGGTTTGCATGTTCAGGTCCAACCCCCGGATAATCAAGTCCGCTGGCAATTGAATAAACAGGGAGAGGCTCACCCTTTTCGTCCTGAAGCACATAGCTGGAATAGCCGTGAATAATGCCCTTTGTTCCATAAGCCATTGTAGCTGCGTGGTCGCCAACATCCGCACCTCTGCCCAAAGGCTCAACGCCATATATTTCTACCGGGTCAGCAAGAAAAGGTGTAAACATACCAAGAGAGTTGGAGCCTCCACCAACACATGCCGCAACCGCATCAGGCATAATACCTGTCATTTCAAGGAACTGTTCTCTGGCTTCTATGCCAATAACAGACTGAAAATCCCTGACCATTTTGGGGAAAGGATGAGGGCCTGCAGCCGTACCAATACAGTAAATCGCATCCTTGTATTCATTGAGATAAGCTTCAAAAGCCGCATCACAAGCTTCCTTGAGAGTTTTCAAGCCTTTTGTTACAGGAACAACATTTGCGCCCAGCATCTTCATTCTTATTACGTTGGGGTGTTGTTTTTCAATATCAACCTCACCCATATAAACATCACATTCCATACCGAAGTATGCGGCAGCAGTTGCTATGGCAACACCATGCTGTCCTGCTCCTGTTTCGGCAATAATCTTCTTTTTTCCCATAAACTTCGCAAGAAGTCCTTCACCCATACAATGATTGAGTTTGTGCGCACCTGTATGGTTGAGGTCTTCACGCTTCAAATAAATCTGACAATTGCCAAAAATCTTAGAAAGTCTTTCACAATGATACACCGGTGTCGGTCTGCCCTGAAATTCCTTTCTTATTCTTCGAAGCTCATTGATAAACTGAGCAGAATGGCAAATAGCTTCATAAGCAGCATCTGCTTCCTTGAAAGCCTCAACAAGCTCTTCCGCCTGATAAGAACCGCCGTACTCCCCAAAATAACCGTCTTCTGTGGGAAACTCCTTCAAATAATTATCAAAATCTCTATATTTATTCATAACACAAAATCTCCTTTTCTGAAAATATATCTTTATCCAACCTTACAGTTTTACAAACTGCCAAAAAACATCATGGGCTTACGCCCAAATGTTGCCTCCTGCCTGATTAAAAATATATTTCCTCAAAAAAGTCATTATTGCCACTCCTCATATCAAAGTATACAAAAGTTATTATATCACAACATTTCAAAAAAGTCTATATTTTTTTACACTATAATTCACTTTATGCTCACAAAATTTAGTTAAAGCTCTTTATCCAGGTTACCAAAGAATTGTGGTAGACATTTTCAAGAACATCTTTCTTCATCTGTTCCGTAACAGGACCGTTTTGTTTCATCCGATTCAGGATTGCTTCCTGAAGCTCCTCAATCGTCATATCCTCAAAATTTTTTTGAGGTTTTACTTCAACAGTTTTCTCCTCTTTGAAAGACTCTTCGGTTTTTATACCTTCTGATGTTTCTGCTGTTTCTTCAAAAATTATAGCCTCTGCCGCAACCTCATCAACATCGAACGTAATTGATGACTGTGCACACTCATCCGTCGAACACACAGGCATCCAGATTTCCCCTGAATTTGCCTTTGCCGTTACAGTTATATATCCATCCTCTGCACATACCTTTGCGCCGAAAAGTCCTCCTATATACTCTCCTGTGCCTTCTACCGGAAGCTTCATTTCGAAATCGGTATCATTATTATTCACAGCCACAAGCACAGTTTCACCTTCATAATATCTCGCAAAAGCATACTGACCATTTGTCAAAAGCAATTCTTTGTAATCTCCGTAGGACAATGCTTTTGCATTTAATCGGATTTCCCCTAATCTTGCAATCAAGTTTATCAGATTGTTTTCCCGTGTGGCATCAATATATTGTTCATATGAAATAGACGGTCTCAAAGAATCGTCAGAACCACTTTGTTTTTTTCCTTCAATACCGAATTCCGAACCATAATAAACCGACGGAATACCGGGCAGTGTATACAAAAGAATATGAACAGGTATAAAATGTTTTTTGTTATTCAACTTTGTATAAATCCTCTCAACATCGTGGTTATCCACAAAATTGTATAACTTCAACCCACCCGGTCTGCTTGCACTCATTTCATACAAACGCTTTACGGTGTGAGCAATTTCAAAATAATTACGGTCATTATGACCCGAATATAGTGCCTTGTGCAAATGATAATTTGTAACAGAATGAAGCATATCACCATTTACCCAACGGATATAATCTCCGTGGATAACTTCACCCATAAGCCAAAAATCAGGCTTAACAACATTTGCGACCCGGCGAATCATCTGCATATAACCAAAATCCAGTACATCAGCAGCATCCAGACGTATTCCGTCAATATCAAATTCCTTCACCCAAAAACGAATTACATCACAGATATACTCCCTGACTTCAGGATTATTCTGATTCAACTTCACGAGCAAGTCATAACCACCCCAGTTGTCATAAGAAAAACCGTCATTATATTGGTTATTGCCATAAAAATTCACATTGCAATACCAATCCTTGTATCTTGAGGCCTCTCTGTGACGCTTAATATCTTCAAAGGCAAAAAATTCCCGACCCGTATGATTGAAAACACCATCAAGAATAACACGTATTCCCTGTTTGTGACATTCTGCCACAAACTTCGTCAAATCCTCGTTTGTGCCAAGCCGTGTATCCAGCCTTTTGTAATCGGTTGTTTCGTAACCGTGCCCTACCGACTCAAAAAGAGGTCCGATATAAAGAGCGTTGAAGCCAAGCTTTTTTATTTGTGGAATAAAAGGAATCAAGCTATTAAGCCTGTGTTCAGATTCTTTATGAAAATTCTGTTTCGGTGCTCCCGTCATCCCCAACGGATATATATGATAAAATATCGCTTCATCGTACCAAGCCATATACAATCTCCCCTCCGGTATTTGTCAACGACAAAAATATTATAACATACGGAATCGGAATAATCAAGAAGCACATAATGATGAAATTTCTTGACGGGCAAACATATATGCAAAACACAACAGAATTTTGCAAATCTTTGGTCCGTTATACAACAGGTCAGGTTCAAGCTTTACATCCGTGAATAAAAACACCACGCTCTGCCTCGGACCAAACTCAGGAGTAAGCAACATTTTGCTTCATACGATTTTTCCAATGCCACAAATGTCTGCACTTGCTGCAAGTGCCTCCTCTTTTACCATTTTGCCGGTTAACATACAGTACCTCCAAATCTTATATCTTGACTTTATCACGGAATAAATATATAATCAATAAATAAAACACGCCTAAATCTTCCGGTGAAAAAACATAAGGTAACAACGCTACATTCATATCTGAACAAGTGCAGATTGAACAAGGCTATTACCTGTTTACTAATACAAATTTATCAATCGAAAATATAGCCATTAGAGTTGGCTTTAAAAACCCTTCTCATTTCTACAAAATATTCAAACAAAAATTCGGCATAAGTCCATCAAGTTACAAAAAATCAACCAAACTGATTTAAGCAAGAAAGGGATAATACAATTATGAAATTTTCAGTAGGCTATCAGATAATGAGCAATTATTCATTTATGGAATATATTGTTGAGAACAAGGAGCATATTCACGAGCTGTATTTCTCATGGGGAGATATTCCCAACGGACGAAACAGTATGCTTCAAAACAAAGAATACTTACCCTGGCAGGCACAGAACAGACAAATCGAAGATTTGGAATACATATCCAAAAACGGAATTAAGCTAAATCTGCTGCTCAATGGGAATTGTTACGGCGAAAACAGTCAAGCCAGAAGCTTTTTTATGAAAATCGGAGATACAATTGATTATATAGCCGAACGTTTTGGTCTCTCCTCTGTTACCACAACTTCACCTCTGATTGCAAAATTCATTCACGAGAATTTCAAGAACATAGATGTGCGTGCATCAGTCAATATGAAAATCGGAAGCATCATGGGAATGGAATATGTTTCGGAGTACTTTGACAGCTTTTATATACAAAGAGAGCATAACAGAAACCTCTCCAAAATAAAAGAACTTAAAAACTGGTGCGACAAAAACAACAAAGGACTTTTTATGCTGGCAAACAGCGGTTGCCTGAACGACTGTTCCGCTCACACCTTCCACGATAATCTGGTTGCCCATGAAGCAGACATTGCAAAAATGGATAACGCATATAACTTCAGCGGAATCTGCAAAGAACATTTGAGCAAAAAAGAAAACAGGGCATCTGTTTTCAAAGACACTAACTTTGTCCGCCCTGAGGATATTGTGCTGTATGATAAATTCTTTATCGCCGCAAAGCTCGCAACAAGAGTCAGCCAGAATCCCATCAAAACCCTTCGTGCATACATAAGCGGTCATTACTGCGGTGCAATCACCGATATATTGGAGCCAAATCACAGCGGACTATTCTACCCCGACATCATAGAAAACAGCAAAATCCCCCAAGGTTTTGCAGAGCATATTTTGCTCTGTGACAAAAATTGCGCGAAATGTGACTATTGTCAAAAAGCGGTTAGCCTTGCAACTGTCACACTTCAAGAGCCTTTTTAAATCTGATTACTCTACATCCAATATCAGACTGTTTTTGTTTATCAGTGCAGTGCAATGAGATAAAAATTTATATACACAACAATTAATAACTAAAATAACACAAGAATATTATACCAAAAACTGTACATAATAAATCTATAAATTTCTGTTATTGGAGGAGAAAGTTATGTCAGTAGATTTTTCAACAAGTCGGACACGAACCAACCTTATGCGGGCTTTTGCAGGCGAAAGTCAGGCAAGAAACCGTTATACCTTTGCCGCAGCTGAAGCAAAAAAACAAAATCTTCACGTAATTGAAGCGGTATTCTCATTTACAGCAGGTCAGGAAAAAGAACACGCAGAGGTCTTCTACAATCAACTCAAAAGCCTGTCAGGAGAAAACATCGAAATTGAAGGTGCTTACCCCGTGGACATTTCCGACTCTGTATCAAGCCTTCTTCGTTCCGCTCAACACAACGAATATGAGGAGCATGACGATGTTTACAAAAGCTTTGCGGATACCGCCGAAGAGGAAGGCTTTGTGCATATAGCAAACCTGTTTCGAAATATTGCAAAAATTGAAAAAATTCACGGTGACAGATTCAAACAGCTTGCAGAGCTTCTTGAACAGGAAAAACTGTTTGTCTCGGATGTTTCTGTCTCATGGGTATGCCTCAACTGCGGTCACGTTGTTGACGGAAAAAGTGCACCTCCCGTCTGCCCCGTTTGTAGTCATGATCAGGGTTACTTCATACGGATGGAGCTTATCAAGCTTGTATAATAATTGTCATCCGTCAACCTGATATTTTGAACCGAGAATAAAAAGCTCTTCTACAAGTCAGGCGGTTGCGAACACAAAATGTTTGCAACCGCCTGACCGTATTAAAAAGCCAAGGCTCTATAATAAATGTTAAAGTGACCAACAAATAAGAGCTCAATAAAATTGTTGAAATAATAAAAAAACAGACGATATATTTCAACCGTCTGCTTTAACCATATTATGTTTATTGCAGTGTCATTCCATCCTCTTGACCTGAGTATGCAATATCTTCTTCAACATCTTCACCGATGTCTTGAACACTTGTGTATTTAACAGTTTGATTCATAGCATTTTCAAGCATTTCAATTCTTCTTACAAGCATTCTGCAAAGTGTATCCTTACGTTCTGCATCTATATGCTCGGATGTTTCCAGTATGTCTGCAAATTCATCCTCTATGCCTTTCAACTTACCGAGTTCAAGCCAACTGAAATCCGTCACCAGCTTAATTTGATCCAAGTGGTTTGTCTTAAAAGGTTTTGAACTAATGTCACGAGCACCTGCTTTAATATTGGGGGTGGCAGTATTAAACCACATTGATGTGCCGTTATCATATATAGGTGCCGCAGATATATATTCAAGTGTTTCTGCATTTCTTATAAGACCGAAATTGTTGAGATGTCTGTCTTCATTTACTATAATGAAATCAAGAGCCAGCATCTGGTTTATACGGTGCTGTATATCTTCAATTCCTAATCCTTTACAGCAAGCGATATAATGTTCAAACACTGATTTGTCATTTGGTTTTTTTACCGCCTTTAGTATATTATGAGCAGTTACCAACTCGGTTTCGGAAGTAATAAAATCTTTACATGCACTATATGGTTTATCACCTATAAGAGTCAGCTTATATTCAGCACAATCAATACCCAACCTTTTCATAATAGCAGTTGCAAGCACCTCATTGTACGGTTCCTGCTGATGCGATCCACTACCTGCTTTAAACAGAACTCTGTCTCCGTCAACTATTCTCCATTTTTTCTTAAGCCATCCGTCTGATGCTGAGTCCGGAGACATATAATTTATGTCATCCAAATCACTTTTAAGACCGATCAAAATGTTACCGATATCCTCTGAGAAATCATTTTCAAAGAAGTTAATATTATGCCAATCAAGATTTAATTCATCTGGAAGCACCCAGTATTGATCTGACAAATTAAGACCAAAGCTTTTCCCAAGCATTTCGGCAGTACCCGACACATCCATTTTTTCCAATGCTTCTTTGAGTCCTAATCTGCTCTGAGGAATTGCTCTTGCCAGCCACCAGGCATGAAGCTCACGTCTATCTGCAATACCATTTATTACAGGTACACCAACAGGCAAATGTGATACATATATTACATCATATATCTTTGTAAAAACTCCTGTTATTTCATCAAATTCCAACGATGCAACAGGAATATTTTTATGCATAAGCTTGCATTTCATGCGCACACCTCCTCGCATTCATATATGGCATATTATATCATAGCTTTATGTTTTTTTCAAGAATTTTAATCATTTTTTAAATTTGAATCAATTTCTACTGCTATAAATCTTCCTTCTGTCTTTTATTTTTTGCATTCATTTTTACTTTAAAAAGAGGTAATCTCTAATTTAAGAAATTACCTCAATTCATGTAAAATATTTAATTTTGGGATGTTCCCAGTTCAAGTTCTCTACAAATGGGGGCTGCATCTACCATTCGTATATCAAAACCGATTTTAATTTTTTCTTATCAAAATCGCTGAAACCCGCTTGAACACTATAAAAAAGTGTACTAACGCACACTTCAACTCCCCTGCCCCTCATTCTTGAGGGGTGGGGTTGATTTTTATGTAGGTTTTGTTGTAAAATATATTTATGAACATTATGCAAAGAATTTTTAACGATCATTTTAATGCTGTTGCAA